AATGCCGGCACGAATTGAGTCAGGTCCTTTTTTGGCAGCTCTAATTCTAGTGAGGCCCGCCTTGCGTAAATACGCAATCGATTTAGGTTCCGCGCTATCTGCTTTAATTCGTTCTTTGGAATATCCCATTTCGGATACTCTCTCCTTAATATCTTCATTACTCATACCTTTTTCATACATTTCATCAAACACATATATCTCCCTTGCGACTGTATCAACAAGGCCGCAGAATAATGTACTAGGGTCATTGACATAACCAAAGTCCATACCAAAGGCAGAACGTACGCTAGGCCTTATTGATATTTCATGTACATCAAATACACGCTCTTCCCAATTTTCATATACAAGACCTTCAACGATACCCCACTCACCAAGACCAGCAGTCCTATATCGGCGAGGGTTCTTCTTCATTTCTTCGAACAGTACTAAGTCCGCTTTACTTAGAAACTCATTGCACATGTAATTCGTAGTCATTGCCAGTACATTTTTACTAGGCTCGTCAAAGAATCGTTTCTTTAGCCAGTGTCTATCAGACCAGGGGTTAAAGGTTAATACTACTTGATGATACATTCCCTTTGGTAGTTGTCCACGAATACTTTCATCTAAGCGGTCAAATGCGTCCTCGCTAGTTATTTCGTATGCTTCCTCTATCCATAACCTACACAACGAACCAACTTCAACCGTAATGGATGTAACCTTTAATGGATCATCAAGGCCACGGAATAATATTTTTTGTCCAGTTGGCTTATAGGTAATTTCTAAAGGTGATGTACTACACTTAAAGAAGTTATCCACCTTTAGGCGATGTATAGCCCATTTGAGTTGTGCATAACAGCTATCACGCAATGTGCGTTCTACTTTTCGAACCACCAGCCAATTAATATTAGGGTTTTCGATAATTTCAGTAATAACCTTGAGTGATTGAGTTGAAGATTTCTTGCTTGCACGGCTACCTTTAACAGCTTTATAACGGCCTTTAAATCGCCAAAACTCACCATAATGCTTTCCTACAATGCTAGGTAGATGAACGATAACTCGATTATCTTTAGTCTTCAATTTCATCACCGCCTACAATAATAGGAACGAGCGTTTTATTATCTTCGTTTTGCTGTTTAATAACAGCAACTTCATTTTTGAGTTTAGCAATACGAGCCTTTTGCTCTTCGGTAGCTAATTCACTTCGGCATAACTCGTCATACTGCTTAATTAATCGAGCTAGAGTATCCATCGCTTTTGATTGTGCTTTAAGGAACTTCTCCATACGAATATCCGCTGTGATTGTGTCAACATGCTTTTCAATTCGTTTAGTGTTCCCAAACTGGTCGCTTTCCTCAACTGTTTGAGTAACGCTTTCAATTTGTTTATCAGAATTTTCACTTTCGATGAACATTATCTTTTGTGCTCGAATGATAGCAGCATATTTAATACAAATATTCCCCCATAGTATTTCTATAGGGGTTATTGTTTCTATTTCTTCAATTACACCAATCATATCGAGTGGCAAGTACTTCGCGAATAAACCATGCTTAACTGAGTTTCGGTTTCCTATCGGTGCTCCGCCACTATTACCTAGCGCGTTCTTATTACCAATAGGGGCCCCTACTTTCTTCTTTGGTGCAGGCTTCTTTTTAGGACGTTTCCAACCATGACGCTTGCGCCAAGATTTAACTGTTTCGATTGATACACCGTACTTTTCGGCTATATCTTTATAAGGAATGAATTTCTTATAGTCTTTCTCGGCTACCTCATAGTTCTTCACATACTCACCACCTGCCCCTCTACCGATACTTATTTAAGTACTTCATTTGATTTGTGTTTAAGTTTTCCATGTTCTCGTATGCACATTCCTCCAACATGCTTTTTAGCGTGTGTGTGAGTTATATATGACCGGCATAAGCCATCATATTCAATAGAATTAGCTGTGCATAGACCTTTTCTATTGTTTAAGCATTTACGCTTAATACAATTAACAATCGTCATTTCAAACTATCAATAAACTCACGTGTTAAGTCATAATCACTTGTGAATCTACCTTTTTTTGTGGTTGTTACTGTAATAGATCCACGCGATTTAATACCGCGAGCCGTAACGCAACTATGCTTCGCCGTGATATGAACAATTACATCCTCGCTACCAGTAGCAATAGAAATAACTTCGGCGATGTCTTCACCGATTTTTTCTTGCAGTTGTAATCGTTTACAGCACATTTCAGCAATACGAGAAATTTTAGATAACCCAATCACCTTGCCATTAGGAATATATCCTACGCTAATATTCATATCGTACATCAATGCTAGGTGATGTTCACACATGGAAAACGCTTCAATATCTTTTACTACAACCATTTGAGAGGTTTCGACTTCAAATGACTTGCCAAACTTTTCGGCGATTTGTTCATTTGTGTAGTTCATCCCCTCTAACAGTTCTAAATACATTTTTGCAGCACGTTTAGGTGTTTCAACAATGCCTTCACGTGTTAAATCTTCACCAAACCCCTTTAAAAGGAGTTTAATGCCTTGCTCAATCATAGACTGATTCATTGTACAGTTACACCCCTTTCATATCAGGCGGCCAAATAAACTTATGAATTTGTAATTGAAGCCTAATACCTTGTAAGTTATACGTTTTCATATAATCAACAATATCTTTAGGTTCAATCTTTCCAAATACTGGTGATACATAAACTTGTGCTTTAAACTCATTTTCTTCAATGAGTTGACGCATGCGGTTAAGATCATCAAGACTACCGACTACAAATTTAATGACATCGCAGTCCTCTAAATCTTGTAATGCTTCCCCATTATTCATAAATTCCTCTTGCTTAGAAGATGGGCACTTGTAATCAACTGTGAAAATAACGTTTGTATAATCTCCATATAAAGGTACAGGATTAATACTGCCGTTAGTTTCAATGTTAACGAAATACCTATTCATAGCATTAAGCAGTTCCGTTAAATCTTGCAATAGCGGCTCACCACCTGTGATAGTTACATTGTAATTACCATAACCATCGACTACTTGCATAATATCTTCAACAGACATTTCTTTACCGCCAGTAAAGCTGTATTCGGTATCGCAGTAAGAGCAACGCAAGTTACATTCAGCTAGTCGAATAAAAGTACATAGTTCACCAGCTCGTGTACCTTCGCCCTCAATGCTACTAAATATTTCAATCACGTTCATATGTTGCAATATTCCCTTCTGTTTCTTGCACTTCTACCTTGTAGCAGCACTTACCTAACTGGTCGCATATCCATTTAGCCATGTTTTCAGCAGTAGGGTTAATATCACCTACTACATCATTAATATGAGCATGGTCTAATCTGTCATGAATAGCACATTTTATATGAGTAAAGTCCATAATCATTCCATTGGAATTTAATTCTTTACTTTTCATAAAGACTGTTACTATCCAATTATGGCCGTGCAGGTTCTGACATTTACTTTCATAGTCTAAATTTAGTCTATGACTACCTGCAATCTCCATTCGTTTTGATACAAAGTACATATTTTTTACTCCTTTATAAATTAATTTCAGCGTACTTTTGAAATTGTAACCAGGCTTGTAAGTTAATTTTATCCACTTCGTAATAATCTTTAACTCGTTTACCGTCAGGTCTTTTTTTAGATACTATTTTTTTACCGTCAAAGTAATGTACCTGTCCAAATCTACGACCGCTTTTAAATGATGTACTATCAACGCTATAAAAAGGTAGTTTATCTAAGTACTTCATGCTAGTAAACCCTAAGCCATGAACTTTAACATTATAAAACTTAGCATAATCTAACAGTTGTTTTACTTTGTTAAACTCATTTTCTTTAATTTTTTTTATAGCAAACCCACCAATAGCAATGTAGTTATACTCTTTGCATAACTTCTTAAAGCACTCAATACCTCTTGACTTGTGCCATACCGGTATACAACGTTTTCCAGTACTAGCTTCTAGTTTTTTTCTCATTTCAAGAACTTTATCTATACCATGTACGCTATCCGTATCTAGTTCAAAGAAATATTGAACATCATATTTATTTATAAAGTTTATGTAATTGTTTAGATACTCATCAACATTAAATGCTTTATCTTTTTTTGCGTTCATAAAAGTAAAAGCACCACTATCCAACAGGAACATATCAACCTCTTTCATTAATTGAAGTTGAATAGGTTTCTTTAAGTAGTAATAGCTTTCAAGATAATATTTAGGTTTGCTTTCCTCTATAACAAAATCAGGTTCGACGTTCGCTAAAAATACTTTCATTATTCCACCGTAAACGCATGACCACATTCAGGGCAGACAACAGTTTTAGGTTCTTTAGGTTTGCTTTCGTGGTCTTCTAAAAAATCTGTGATATCAGGCTCTTCCATAGCACTAATAAAACCAAATTCTTCCATATTGCAATCTAAAAAATCTAATTCAAGTTGTAATTTATCCAAATCCCACGTAGCAATCTCACTAACTTTATTGTCAGCCAACCTAAACGCTTTAATCTGCTCATCGGTAAGATCATCAGCAACAACACACGGAACGTCTTTAAGCCCTAATTGTTTAGCAGCTAATAACCGAGTATGTCCACAAATAACAACGTTATCGCTATCAATAACAAGAGGCACCTTGAACCCAAACTCTTTGATAGAGTTCGCTACATATTGAATAGCTTCTGTATTGTTACGAGGATTATTTTCATATGGAACGAGTTTATCTACTGCAATATTTACAATCTCCATGCTAACTCCTTTCTTTATTTTTACATACAAAAAGAGCACCCCATGTGATATGTACCCATTTTCCTGGACACATATTATTTACTAGCCTAAACACATGGATGCTTCCCTGTATTTTACAGGGGGCATCCATTTTGTTTTT